GCAGTCGTAAAAGAATGGTTTTTTAAGAAATGGCCGCAAGTCGAATACCATGAATATAGCTGTGATTATCGCAGCGGGACTGATTGGACTCAAGAGGATTTTATCAAAGGCTCAAGGCAGTGGTCCGCAACATGGCGGGTTGTCGAAAATGAAATAGCAGAAAACCATATTTCCGGGGTTCGCGGAAATGAAAGCAATGTCCGAAAACTAAGGATGAAGCGCTGGGGCATATCCACAGCCCGAACCTGTGCGCCGCTTGGCTACTGGAAAACCGAGGATGTTTTCGCATACATTTACAAGTATGGATTACCACTACACCCTAATTACGCAATGCTGGGCGGTGGGCGGTGGAAGCGCGAGCACTTGCGCGTTGCATTTATAGGCGAACCGGAAGGCCGGGGCATGGGCCGCCTAGAATGGGAACTGGAGTATTATCCAGATATTATTAATAGGTTAGCCGGATCTTTAATAGGAGGACTGACAAAGTGAGCGATTACCAATCAACAAAAAATAACCCCTTTTTGCTACCAGATACACTATATCCCAGAGTTATAGCCCTAATACGAGATTATCATCGCCTAAAAGACGACTATCAAGAAATACTCCATGATGGTGGCCGCAGATACTCCACAATACAGCCAAGGAGCGGGAACAAAAAATCTGACGAGACAATGCACAAGGCAATACGTCTCTCTGTTGTATCAGATGATTTGAGGGCTATAGACCAAGCCCTGGTACTGGTGCCACATGAATACCGAAGCGGGATAAAAGACAACATCATTCACAGGATGAGGTACCCAGATGACGCAGACATAAGTACTTACAAAAGATGGAAACAGAAGTTCATATATAATGTTGCAGTTAATAAGGGATATATATAAAATTGCGCCCCTAGGAAAAAAAAACCTGCTATAATTGGTATGTCAGTATAATGGGCAACGCGCCCCAGTGCGATAAACCGCCATGAGCGCAACAGTCCATTAGAATAAGTGAACCAGAACACAGCCCGTTGCCCTTGGCGCGGGTTTTTTATTTGCCGGAGGCGGTGGCATGGTATGGCGGATAACATCCGCGATAAGGCATTTGAGGATTACAAGGCTGGTATGTCACCAAAAGGAATTTCTGATAAGTATGGCATAAACTACAACACGGCAAAAAGCTGGGCAAGACGTTTCAAAGAAGGTGCAAGGGTGCAAAAAGGTGCGCTCCAAGGTGCAACGGGTGCATCTGATGCACCTAAAAAAAACAAGGCATCCGCAGCAGAGGATGCAACCAAAAATCATGCAGTAAGCGTAATTTCCAAAAGCGAAGAATTGAATGAAAAACAAAGGCTTTTTTGCGTTTACTGGGTCAACAACAAGAACGCAAAGTTGGCGGCCATCAAAGCCGGGTATGCACCAGAAAATGCGCATGTGCAAGGAAGTCAACTGCTTAAAAATCCAAAGATTCGCGCCTATATCGAAGCTTACATATCCGATGTGGCGCGTAATGTAATGCTTGATACGTCTGAAATAGTAGAGCGGTACATGAAAATCGCCTTTTCAGACATGACAGACTTCGTAGACTTCTACCAAGAGTCAGTACCTTTAATCATTGGAAACAAGATAGCAACAACGATTGATTTGGAAAAAAACAAAGAAGTACCAATTATGAGAACCGTCAATACCATAAGATTTAAAGATTCGATGGTGGTAGATGGTGGCCTGATATGTGAAATATCGCATGGAAAAGATGGCGCAAAAATAAAACTTGAGGACAGGCAAAAGGCACTTGACTGGTTAGCAAAATTCTTCTTTATGAACCCCATGGATAAACATCGCAAAAAATATGATGAAGCCATACTTGAGATGCGAAATAGAGAGCTTATTGCAAAAGAAAAAGCCTTAGAAGACATTGCAGTATCTGTAGGTGACACAATCAAGGACATCGAGGAATACCTCAAACAGAAAAATGACACGTAAACAGATTCAATATTTGGATATACTGCGAGATGAGCCGGTCAAGCTATGCCACTGGCTAGGCTTCACCAAGATGACCGACCTGCACAACACATGGATTAGAGACATGGTGTTTGGCAAGAGTGATGAGACTCTTCTTGCACACCGAAATAGCTTCAAAACAACCGCCGTGTCCGCATCTATGCTCATAGACATGATTTTGTCTCCAAATACTACGACATTGTTTTTACGAAAAACTGACCCTGATGTAGTTGAAATAATAGAGCAAGTACGTAAAATGCTTACTAGCCCAGTGACGCAGCATTTTATTGAAGCTATATATGGTGTGCCGCTGCGGCTCATCAAAAGTAACGCGAAAGAGATAACAACAAACCTAGTTACCCGTGCAAGCGGCACCGTTCAACTCAAAGGTGCTGGCATTGTTAGCGGTTTAACAGGCAAACACTTTGACAGAATTCGAACTGATGATATCGTCACCCTCAAAGACAGAATAAGCAGAGCCGAACGTGAATATTCAAAAACCATTTACATGGAGCTGCAAAACATAATCAATGATGGCGGTCGCATCTACAATACTGGCACGCCATGGCACAAGGAAGATGCGATATCTTCAATGATGCCGAATGTCAAGCGTTTTGACTGCTATTCAGCTGGTATTTTAACCCGTGACGATATTGAGGCAAAGCGCAATTCAATGACCCCTTCTCTTTTCGCGGCAAACTACGAACTCAAGCATATTGTGGATGGCGATGCACTATTCACTAATCCACGATTCACAAAAGATATTACCAGAATATATAACGGGATTGGCCATATAGATGCAGCTTATGGCGGCAAAGATGGCGTAGCATTCACGGCTTTAAGTGCAAGTGGTGACAGCCTTGTGATGTTTGGAAAAATGTGGCGCAAAGGCAGACATGTTGATGATTGCCTTGCCGAAATATATGCACTTGCAGCAAAGTATAGAGTCGGCACTATTCACATGGAAGATAATGCAGACAAAGGGTATCTTCGTAAAAAAATCAAAAAAGTTCATCCGGTAAAAGGCTATGATGAAAGCACAAATAAATTCATAAAAATTTCAACGCATTTGCGTGGAAGCTGGAAATGGATAGAGTGGTTAGAGGACTCTGACCCTGAGTATATCAATGAAATCTTAGATTATACAGAAAATGCCGAGTTTGATGACTGTCCAGACAGTGCATCAAGCTTAATTAGGACAACAAAGAGACAAGGATTTGTAACTGTGTAAATGGAGGACAGCTTAGAAATGGTAGTTACTGTATCCGATCTACAAAAAGCCCGCTCCATTCCCGATTTTATCTTACAAACCGTAAATGATTGGCTAGGTTCGTCGATGTATAGCGAAATGCAAGAAGCAAAAAAGTACTACCTAGGCGAGAACCCTGTTTTAAAGCGCCGCTGGAACAAAATATCTCTGGACACGGGCGGAATAATAGACTTGAAGCCCCGGCAAAACATATATAGTAAGCTCTTTGGCCGCCTCACAAAGCAGCTGGTCAATCGCCTCCTGTATCACGACATAGCACTTGATGACGATGCCGCTTTATTAAAAATGGGAAAAATGTTTCAAGCCTCAACCCGCAGCATTGCATTTGATGCAGTAATTAGCAGTATTGGATGGGGATTTTGGGAGAGGATTGACTCAAAGCCGCTACCCGCTACAAACTTTATACCCATTGTTAACGATGACACAAATATAATCGAAAAAGGTATTTATTTCTGGCAGCTGGCAGCAAACAGGCCAATGAAGTACCAGCTTTTTGAAACAGACGGCGTTACCACGTGGCAGCAAGATAAGCAAGGCGATAAGCTGACAGAGATCCAAGGCAAAACGCCGTATCGATACAAGGAATTTAAGTGGAATACTCCAAATGGTACACAATCACAAATTACAAGCATAGAAAACTACGACACCTTGCCAATAGTGCCAATGTATGCTAACGAAGAGCGTCGCAGCGAGCTGGACTTACCGATAAAAACCAAAATCAACGCCTATGATTTACTTTTCACCTTCTACGGTGATGAGTTTCTTAAAGGTAAGTTTATATATTGGCTTATTTCAGGCTATAGCGGCGATGTTGACGAGCTTTTACAAATAAAGGAAACCGCGCAAAAACTTGGTATTATTGCTGGTGGCGACGGCTCTGAAAGCGTCACACCATCGAAGTTTGAGCCACCACATGAGGCATTCGACAAAATAAGGGAAGCTCTCAAGCGGGAAATATTTTCTGATGCAATGCTGTTTAATCCCGACGATGTAGCTGGGAGCGCACACATCGCTACAGCAATTAAGGCGGGGCAATATCCTGAGGATATAAAGGCCAACGGCTTTGGGCATGAAGTAGAGAAGTATGTCCGAGCAATGATGCCTTTTGCTGGTGTAGAGTCCCGTGCTGTTACATTTAATCACTTCACACTGCAAGACGGTGAAAGCATATCGCGGCGGCTACAGGGCTGGATTGGTGAAGTGCCGACTGAGGAGCTTATAAAATACGAGCCGTTGTTCCAGGAGCGGCAAAATGAAATTGCTGATGCTATTGCCAGGCAAGGACTTGGATATATGGAGGGTGGAATAAGTGACCTGCAAAAATGATTGTAAAGCAAAAAAAAGAGAACTGCTTGAGATTGCCGCCAAGTTGGGCATACCTCCTGCTCACGTATCCGTGCCGTGTGAAAAATCGCAAGGAATGCAAAAGGTTTTATGCGGAATGCACTGCCTGGGCAAAATAGGAGATGATACATTTAACATATTGATGTCTCTGTTGCAGTAGTGGATGCTCAAACCCGTAATGTCCTACGTAACCTTGACTTCTTCCTGCAATCCACATACAGAACCGCTGCCAATGACGCAATATGCGAAAATCGACAAGCTCTACAACGGATAGCTGACTATGGCGAGGCCGATTACGGCTATATTCAAGACTCCAGGCAGC